CAATATGTGCTGACTGTAGTTCTGATTCATTAGACGGTTACACAGGTACAACAATTTTCTCGGCAACTTCTGGTACTTCTTTCGTAGCGGTATTTAGAAGATACGAAGAAATGGAATTTGAAGACAAAATCGGAGAGGTTTCTTTCGACTTGGATTCAGTAACTGTTTCCGTAACTGAAAGAAAATTAAGAGCACAATGGTCTCCTGAGTTAGCTCAAGACGTTGCAGCATTCCATAACATCGACGCTGAGGCTGAGTTAACAGCATTGTTATCTGAGCAAGTTGCAGCAGAGATTGACCGTGAGATCTTACGTGACTTGAGAAAAGGAGCGGCTTGGAACTTACGTTGGGACTACAACGGATGGAGAAGAATTTCTCAAACTACATCTTACACTCAGAAAGATTGGAACCAAACTTTAATTACAGCAATCAACCAATTGTCAGCACAAATCCACAAATCTACTTTGAGAGGTGGTGCTAACTGGATCGTTGTATCTTCTGAAGTTTCAGCAATCTTTGATGATTTAGAATACTTCCACGTATCTAACGCATCTCCTGAGCAAGATCAGTA